GACGCGCACTCGGCCGCAGCGCCTGGAGTGGGTGGGAAGGTAGGGTGGGGTGGGCGGTCCCATGCCCCAACCTGGGCCTGGTCACTATCCCCCGTTGTGCCGTTATAGTGGGCGGAGGTGGGGTTGTTGCTCGGGTTGGCCCAATACCCATACATGGCCCTCAAATACGGCAGCTGAATGAGCGGATCGCGTTGGCCGGTCGAATAAACGGGCACGCTTGACTCAGAAGACTTTGGGTCAAGGAACTTGTTTGGCTCATTCGTACCTTTGTCGATGGCCGCGCAACCGAGCTCGGTAAAGATGATGGGTTTTGAGCGCGGCTCCCAAGGGGTGGGACTGTTTGAACGCTCCCCGGAAATGCGCTCGTGGTGATAGTTTTCCCACCAGCCTCGGATGTCTTTATAGCGAAAGACCCAAGGCTCTTAATGGGCACCGTCTGAAATTTCGGTTCGGATTTGCGCATCGCGGGCTTGAGAGGAGTGATAGTACCAATCGTACCCCTCCCCACCAGCCACATTGGCGCTCAGATAATCGAGCGCGTAGATCGAGCCGGCGGCCGCATCAAGATGCTGATACCCATCTCTCCAGTCTGAGAGCGGCATGTCATTGTCGATGCCGATGAAGTCGATATTGCTGTCCGACCAAAGCGGATCGAGATGGAAGAAGACGTCACCGAGCCCGTCCGGCGGTTGGTAGCCAAAGTACTCGGACCAGTCAGCCGCATAGGAAATTCGGCAATTCGGACCGAGAATAGCGCGGCAGTCTGCGGCCAGTTGCTTCAGGGCGTCCACTGCGGGGAAGCTGTTGCCAGGGCCACGGATCGTGCTCAAACCGCGCATCTCGGAACCGATGCAGAAAGCCGAGACCCCCCCAGCTGCCGCGCAAAGGTGCGCGTAGTGCAGAATGAACCGCCTGTAACCTGTATCGGCTGCGCCTTGGTAGCTGACGTCGGTGCCATGTACCTGGAAGTCACCCATCTGAGCTGATCCAAAGAATGCGGCAACTTCTGCGCTTGCCTGCGCGGTGCCATCGGGGCTGTTTTGCGTGCCAGGTGCCGCCGAAAGGGTAATCCTGCCGCGCCAGGGCAAAATGGGCTGGCCAGGATCTCCCGAATAGGGATCAGGCAAGCTATTGCCGTCAACCTGCGTCATCAAAATGAACGGGTAAAACATGACCTCCTGCCCTGCCTCCCGAACGGCATTGATTGCCTCTACGACAGACTGGTCCGTTGGAGTGCCACCGTAGATCGGTCGATCATCGGTATCGATTGGCACGAGGCCAGCATCGCCGCGCTCTATGCCGGAGACGCCCCAAGGCATGTTTGCTGCATCCGCGGTGTTACGTTCGACGAGGGGACGAAGGCTACACTGGCCACAGCGCAAATCATCGCCAAACCACGAAACGATAAGCGACGTCGATTTACACTTAGGCAACTGTTCGCCCAGCACCTCGAGCGACACGCTAAAGTCGGTCTTAGCGGAGGCCGTATTCACGTTGGCGGACGTCACGTTGCCAAATCCGGCGTCATAGTGAACGGGGGTTGTTGCGAGCGCGTACTCGCCCGTGCCGGGCATGAGGGCGACTGCTTCGATTGCGGAAGCCATGTCCTCTGGAGGTGAGACATCGTCGACCTGAGACGGACGTACGACTTCAAAATTGAAGTGCGGCACCCGGTTGCCGAACTGTTCAAGCTGGAGGTCTTCCATCACCACATAGGCGGTGCCGCGAAATGCGGGCGTGTTCTGCAGGCCCTGCACAGCCGCAATTTAAGGGTCCGGATCCTGCGTAAAAGAACCAGGATAGACACGCATGTTAAGCGTCTCTGGGGCAATCTCCTGGCCATCAGCCCAAACCCGACCAACATGTGAGATCTCGCCCTCGCAAATCGCGACCGCAAGAGATACCGAGTATGAGTATTGCGTGGTCTTTGGCCGCGATGGCGCGCCTTTTCCGCCACCTCCGCTGGTGGACGTCGTTTGAACAAATCGCGTCGCCCAAATGATATGCCCACCAACTCGCATGCGGCCGTAGACCTGCCCAATGGGATCACCTTCGCTGGCGCCGGTCAGTCGAAACCGGTCGACTTTGCCGGTCTCGACGGCTTGGGAGCCCTGACCCAATAGCCGCTGGTCAATGACGCGGCCGAGCGTCGCTCCCGCTGCTCGACCCAGAGCAACCGCCGAAACCCCTAAGACGTGGCCGCCGACCCCACCACCGATCGCCGCTCCGGCGGCAGAAAGAACAAGCGTCGCCATGCAAAGGCCCTCGCGTTAAGGATATTCAAAGAAAGCGACGGCGCGCCGCCGCCAAGGTGCGCTGAACGGGCTCTCGACTACGCCGTGGCGCTGGTACGCGTGAATGAATGTGCGGCGGTCCGCGTCGCCAGCTAGGATGCCGAGATGCTTTGCAACCATGCCATCGCGCATCCTGAAGAGGACGACATCTCCGGAATGCGGCGCGCGCGAGACGGCGCACAAATGATCGCGCGCTGCGTCCCACAGGCGTTCGTTCTGCTCGGCCTCTGACCAGTCAGCGCTGTAGGCGGGAATGCTCAAAGGCTCTTGTCCATAGAGCGCACGCCAGACCCCTCGAATGAGACCCAAACAGTCAGCCCCCACCGTCCGCTGGCTCGCCTGGTGATGGTAGGGAGTTCCAAGCCACGACCGTGCAATCTCAACGACATCTTCTCGCATCAGATCAAGGACCCGCCGTCGTTCTGGCCATCTTTGCGCGGAACAGCAGCAAGCCAATCTTCACCTGGAATGAAAGGGAAGCCGCGAAAGTTGACGACATTGTTGAACTTGTTTTTGCAAGTCTCGAGGGTACCGTCGGATCCCGCTTCAAGCCGCACAATATCTCCCGGCTGCAGATCTGCACGGAGCGCCAGCCAGAGCTCAATCTCGCGGACGCCTTCCAGGGTGCGATCCCATTTCACAGCACCTTGCAGTCCCTGTGCAGAACCGGTCAGAACTTCGAAGCGACCGCGCTCAAACCAACCGGGCGCGTATCCGGCCAGGCTCGTGAACTGAAAAACGCGGCGATCCTCTACGTCTTCGATGGGCACTTCCGCAGCGTATCCCGGCTGCGAAAAGTCGAACCCACGCAATCCCATGTCAGGACAGGTCTTCAGATACGTCCGCCCCTGCGGTTCGTTTAGAAGCTCCGTCAATCCTCGGAGTTCGGCGGTAAATGCTCCATTCGCCCGCCGAACTTCGCCGACTTGACCGCGAAAGATGATTCTCCGTTCCGCCACATTCTGCCAGTTAAAGAGCCACGACGTCACCCAAGCGCCGTCATAACGCCCCGCGTTGATATCCGTCTCAGTGATCCGCGTATCGCTCAGCGCTCCCAGCGCCTCGGAGTTGTCGATCGCAAGGCCAGAACTCTGGGTCAGCGCGCCCGCAGTGAGCCCGCCGTTGGCGTCAAACGTGATGCCCTCAAAGGTGACCGGGAGATCATGATCGGTAAACCCAAACGTGAGCGCATCACGTCTTTCCAAAAGCCATGAACGAGCGACGGTGGTAATGCCCAAAGCAAGATGGCTATGCAGCTCTGCAGCGCTCATACCCGCACCTCTACAATGGGCATGGATGGCGGATCGCCTGCGCGAAAAGCAGCCACTGAGTTTTGGGTAGTGTCGGTGTCAAACCGAACAGGCACATCGAATTCGAAGCCTGCGGTCACCTGCGCGTCAGCGTCGGGCGGGTGCGCGAAGGTGACCAACCCAGTCGTATAGTCGACGGTGTAATCAATGCTCTCGGCGCGTTCGTCATTTGCTAGCCCGATGCGGACTGTCCCCTGCACCGGCTTCTGGATCGGACGAGAGTAGCTCTGCGTGCCAGACCGATAGATCTTGAGCAACTGGAACGACAGCGTGGTGCCATCGCCATTGCCGATTACCTGATCATCGAATGCAATATCGCGGCTGGAGCGGACTGATCGGTAGTCCGTCCAGTCCTTCCACCTAAATCCGCAAAGCTGACCCTGGCGCGCTTCGAAAAACGAGATCAGCTCCTCCACATCATCTAACGAGCGCATGGCAACGCCTGCATCATAGCGCCTTCGAGAATGGGCCCAGGGCGTGTTGCGCTCTTCAAACCCATTGGCGAGCGTCACAATCTCCGTGCGACGTTCTGGACCGCCGACCGAACCAAAGCTCAACGTTGTTGGAAATCTCACTTCATGAAACATTTGGCTACTCCGTCACAGATTGCGCTGGCCGCGCGCGAGCGCACGGCTCACATGGGCAGCGATCTGGCCCTGGCTGCGCTTGAAGCCTGCGACATCAGGTGTTGAGACGTTTATGGTCACTTGGGGCGCATTCCCGCCTCGCATGCGGACGCCCAGACTTCCATCTGAGCCGCGCGCAAGGGGCATGATTGCTTCCGGGCCGGCTTCACCCATCAAACCGACTCCGCCGCGCATGGGAAACATGGATGCCTGGCTGACGACACCGCCTTTGGCAAACGGCATCACCCGCCCGCCCACGAATGCGCCGCCCTGGGCAAAGGGAGCCGGCGCAAGCAGCGCACCCAAACCACTGGTCACAGCTGACGCAAAGCCATCTGTCACGGGGGTGATCGCGGCGTCGTAGGCGGTCTTCGCAAGGGTTTGCCCCAGCGCACGCATGGCGTCACTAAGCTCCATACCCTTAAAGACGACACCGTCGAAAGCCTTGCGGAGGCCCTTGCCCAGACCATCCTCGAACGTTGCCAAATCAGTGTTGACCGAAGCGAGGGAGACTTTGACCCTGTCGATTTCCGTAATGAACGTGCTTGTGACCGCGCGCGCGGCTTCGACGCTTTCCTCAAGATCGTCGAATTCATCGCTGATACCATCGAAATCAATCATGTATCTCTTCTTTGCTGCTATCTGGAAAGCGCTGCATCAGCGCGGAAAGCCCGCCCTTGTTCATGGCGCTCGGTCGGCCAGGGTCTGCCAAAAGCTGCAGTTCTGCTGGGGTAAGTGCCCAAAACTCATGAGGCTGAAGCCTCAAGCGAGACATGCCGAGAGCGCAAAGCGCTGGCCAGTCGAGGCCGCTCATCGCTCAAAGGGGGAAAACGCAGCCACAAGAAGGCGCGCTGCAACACGCGCGGCCTCTTCCACGCCGCCCGCGATATCCGCATTCATCATGTCATCTCTGTTTCCAGTCCAACCGCCGCCGCGAAGTCCGGCGAGTAGAATGGCAAGCACTTCTCGTGCCCCGTAGCTCCCCGCTTCAAACCGCTCGATAAGGCCGATCAGGCTTTCCTCGCCAAGATCCACTTCGAGTTCTGCCAAGGCGCCGAGTGTTAGTTTGCAAAGCCTGCGCTCGCCATTGAGCACGATGTCCACTTCGCCAGCGAAAGGGTTGGCCATTTATCAGAGCACCGTGAATTCTAGGAGCCCGGCAGACGCAAGCGCCACTTCATAAGTCGCTTCGCCGTCATGGGTGCCACCATATTCAATGGACGTGATCTGGAACGGGCCTTCAATGATCCCGAAATTGGGCACAATGATCTGGAACTCTGGGTTCTCACCGTCAAAGAAGATCTCTCGCATCCGGGCGTCCGTTGTGGCGTCTTTAAAGATGCCAGATCCGCTGATGCTCGCTGTCTTCACGCCCGCGCCTGTCAGCAGCTCCCGCCAACCGCCGGTGCTTTCAAGGCTCGTGACATCCACTGTCTCGGTGTTGAAGCTCACGCGTGTCGCGCGCAGCCCGGCGACCGTCTCAAAGAGCCCGGCTCCGTTCATATCGACCTTAATCAGCAGGTCTTTACCATTCTGAGCTGCCATGGCTCATACTCCATCAGTTGAGAATTTCAGGGGCTCTAGAGCCCATCCACGCGGACTCGGAACGTCAGATCGATGCGTCTCACGTCTCCGCGTCCCGATCGCGCAGCCTTTGCTTTCAAGAACCAGAGGCCGACGAGGACCCCGCGCGACAAAAGAAGCGGCGCGTCCACCAATGCATCGCAAATGGCGGCAGCCACGCTTTTAGCCTCGTGGAAGCCGCTGGTGTCTGCAATCACTGAGATGACGAAATCGTGGCGTGCTCCGGGGCCGCTCTGCGATGAGGCATCCAAGACGATTTCGGGACCAAGGCTTATGTAGAGCGCGGGCGGTGTGCCTACGGGCAAAGCATCGTATATGTCGGCGCCAACAAGCGCGATGACTGCGGTGTCTGCCGCGAGGTGCTGATACACTGCTTGCTGCAGACTTGGGGAGGCTGCGGAGCTCATGTCACCAATTCCTCGGTGGCATTGCAACTTAGGAACCGGCCGTCAGTGCCAGCTTCCGTCACCGCAAGGATGGTGAAAATCCGGGTGCCTGAGCGAAACCGCTGATCAGGCTTGGGCCGCGATGGTGCCCCATATGGCATGGCCCGAACCGTGATCCGATAGGGCGCAAGAGAGAGCGTCGCGAGGTTCGCGCCGGTCTCTTTGCCGGACCCTGCCTTGAGCTCCGCCCAGAGCGTGCCGCGCGGTATCCAGCTCTCTGCATAGCCGCCTGCGCCATCCGGGCTCCGCGAGCGCTCCTCAAGCACGAGGGGGGTATTGAGGTCGGGCATCATTGCGTCCTCCCCCCAGCGATCAAGCGAACAGTTTTGTAGCGCTCAATGAGGACCGCGACACCATAGGGCATCACTCCGCCACTCATGGCCACGTCCGCACGGTTTTCGTAGTAGTGAGCAGCAAGCATTAAAACCGCCTGCGCGATGTCTGCGGGCAATTGTTCAAAAGAGCCCGCAAATCCCGCATTAAAGGTGATTTCCGCCTCTCCGTTTTCAGGAATAGCTGGCAAGCATCCACCAACGGCCACGAGCCGCGGGCGCTGATGATCACGCTCCAAAAAATAGGTGGCCGGATCGATGGTCGTTTCCTGACCTGACGCGTCCACAAGGGTCACTTCGACGATGTCTGTCACTGGAGCAACAGGCAGGGCTTGGGCGCCCGGCTCACGCCAGTTCGTGAGCGTCCAGGTAAACTCGCGCGACAGGAGTATCTTACCCGTTCGCGCTTCAATTGCTGCCATCGCCGCCCGCAGGAAGGATGTCAGCACAACATCTTGCACCGCATCGTCTGAAAAGCCCGTCCCTAGCCGCAGATGCGCTTTGAATGCCACTACTGGCAAAACGCTGTCGGGAACGCTCGTTTCTTCAATGAGCATCATGGAAATTCTCCACTCCTCGATCCCAAAACCATGATTTTTAGAGAGACGCGCGCCGCCTTTGCCGCTCGGACGGAAAGGTGACAGCTAGACAACAAAGGCTATCTGGCGCGCGCCGCAGGGCCCTCAGGGGCCCTATCCGCCGGTTAGGAAACGGCGAATTTCAGGATTTTGATCGCCGCAAAATCGCTCACATCGCCACCAACCCGCTTTGTCGCGTAAAAGAGGACGTGAGGTTTCGCGCTGAACGGATCACGCAGCACGCGAAGATCGGGGCGCTCGGCCACTGTGTAGCCCGCCGCGAAATCCCCGAAGGCGATGCTATCGGGGTTCGGATCGTCTGCGTCAGGCATGTCTTCTGCGATGAGCACAGGGTAGCCCATCAGGCGCGCTGGCTCACCCGAAGCAAGACCATCAGACCAAAGGAAACGGCCATCTGCGTCCTTGAGCTTGCGCACGAGCGCAGCAACCTTGGAATTCATCACGAAAGTGCCGTTCGCGCGGTACTGTGCGCCGAGGGCGTAGACGACGTCCACGATGCTGTCCGCGGTCACATCATTGGCAACGCCAGTTGCGACATAGCCGAGGCTGTCCCAAGCCCAGGACGCATCATCGACAATGCTGTGAGCGAGGAACCCTTTCGGCTTGTCGATGCCGTCGCCCTTTACAAAGGCGTCTGCTTCGGCCCGCGCGAATTTGTCGGAAATCCGGCCTGCAAGCCAGCTTTCGATGTCGAAAGCGCTGTCGTCAAGGAGGCGCTGGGATGCCTTCGGCAACGCCGAAAGCTCGTGGAGCGGGATGGAAATTCGATCGATCTGCGGCGTGGAGGATTCGGTTACGGCCGCAGCCTCAGTCGCCCAACCTGCGCCCACGTAACCGTGGTCGATCAGCACGTCATAGGACGTCGCGTCAACGTTTACGACCGTGGCGATTGCGCGGATCGAGGCGGTGGATGCAAGCGTCGACTTAACAACGTCCGCGGTGCGCGGATCCACCAGGTAGCCGCCGTCGCCTGAGACGGCCAACGCCTTTTCTTCCAATTCGAGGCCGCGCAGGCCGTCGTCTTCGCCGGTCCGCAGATACGCGTTGAACGCCTTCTGATGCGGTGCTTCCGCGGGACCGGCACTCAGGGCCGGGCGAGTGAGTTTGGTCTTAGTCAGCATGGTCAGTCGTTCTTCCTGCTTTTCGAGTTTGCGTTGAATGTCGCTCTGGAATTGCCCCAGATCGCCCATGAAGCCGGCGAGCGCCTGCTTCACGGCATGGGCCGGAGACACATCTTCCCCGGCCTGAGCCTTCGCCTCAGGTGTCGTCATCGATCATCCTCAATTGATTGTAGGTGAGACCGCTGGCTCAGGTCCGGGCCAGCTCTGCGCGGGCATCGTCAAAAGCCCCCGCGATTTCGCGCAGTACAACGTCGAGGGGTTCTTGACCCTTCGCGCCCACCCGCGCCTCCGGTAGCATCGGGAATGTGACAAGTGACACCTCCCAGAGCTCCAGTTCGCTCAAGAGCCTTTGGCCCTAGATGTTCTTCGTCGCCTTCACAGTGCGGTAGCCAATCGAGAGCCCGTCTATGGCACCAGCCTTCAAGAGCGCCGCCGCTTCGCGCGCCCTGGCTACATCTGGCAATAGGCGTCCCTTGACGTAGAGGCCCTTCGCCGTTTCGCGGACTTCATCCCAGGTGCCAATCGGTTCATCTGGCCGATGCTGCCAAAGCATTTTCACGCTCTGGCCGGCTTTGCTCAGCGCGGCAAGCGACGCGGTGTAGGCGCCGCGTTGCACGATATCTCCCCCACAGTCAGTCACGCCGAACAAAGAGGCATAACCTTCGATCGCGAGATCGTCGGCGATGCGCACGGGCGCGGGCGTCCGGCAGAACTTTCGTTCTAGACCGGCTTCAGTTAAATCAGTCATAGGCTCATCCTTTAGGGGCTCACGGCGAGGAAACTCTGAAACGCTTGAGCAAGAATGGCTGCGGCCACGCCGTACACGGTCAGCCACAACCGCCGCTCGAGGCGCACCATCATTTCATCAATGCGGTCGAGGCGTTTGTTGAGCGCATCAAACTGGAAAGCAGCCACCCGTTCGTTGGCTTCGATGCGCAGGTTCGGGTTCAGATCCATCGGATCATAAGCGAAGCGCAGCACGGGCTTTCCGGGGTCACGCATCCTGTCCGTCCTCGGCCAGGGGCGGAAGACCAAGAAGTCTTCGCTTCTCCTGATCAGTCAAGAAGTCTGCTGCCGCGACCCGCGCCCATTGCGCCTCTCGCTCCGCACTCAGCGCTGAAACTTGATCGAGATCTGGTTTCAGCTCAAAGTCCTCACCTTCGAACGCGGCAAGCCACGCCGTAAGGGCCTGGCAGACCTTCCCAGCCAGGGGCAATACGGTGAGGCGGTAGAAGGCGCGGTGCGCTTCCTGATAGTTGGCATAGGTCGCCTCGCCGGGGATGCCCAAAAGCATGGGCGGCACCCCGAACGCTGTCGCGATTTCACGGGCGGCCGCTTCTTTTGTCTTTTGAAACTCCATGTCGGAGGGCGAGAAGCCCATGGGCTTCCAATCGAGCCCGCCTTCAAGGAGCATTGGGCGCCCGGCGTTTCGGGCGCCCTGGTGATGGAGTTCCATCTCGCTGACGAGGCGATCATACTGGTCGGGTGCCATCTGACCTTGGCCATCAGCGCCTTTGTAGACGATCGCACCGGAAGGTCGTGCGGCGTTGTCCAAAAGGGCTTTAGACCACCGCGTGGCGCTTGAATGAACGTCAAGCGCCGTGGCTGCAGCTTGCAGCGGTGTTAGACCATAGTGATCGTCATGCGGATGAAAGCTCTTGATGTGGCAGATCGGCGAAAGCGCCTCGCCAGCGGCAAACCGGTGTTTGCGTCCGCCCACTGCGTACTCGTACGCGATGGGCCAACCGTCCGCTCCGGGCACAATACTCATTCGATCCGAGCGGAGCGCGTGCAGCTCCAGAGGGAAGCCCTCGCCCACGGCCTCCAAATACGCATTGCCATTAAGAAGAAGCTGCCCGTAGAGCGCCTCAAACAGATCTGCCCGTCCTTGCGCCGCGTTTGGCCGGGCGAGTAGCGCCAGGACGGGATGCGTGTCGTAGCGCCGGTCCGCGTCTTGCAAGATGAGCGGGAGCGCGGCGGCGGCTTCTGCGATGAGTTTCACAGCTCGGAAACCCACGGGATTGCCGGAAAAGCCCGCTTTGGTCAAAGACACGCTATCTCGCGGCGACCAGGCCACCCTTCCCGAGGAATGGTAGGCTATCACGGGCCCCGTCGCTGAAGCCTTCACGGCCTCCACATCACCGCGCGCGGAATTGAACAGGTTGAACACCATGCCATAAGCTCCTGATAAGTCGTTTAAAGCCCGCGCATACGGGGCGATTTCCATTTTCTCGCGGGCTCAAGCACCGCATCGGTTAGCGCCCAGACCAACGCGTCAACGCGATCCGGCGAGCCACTGCCCTGAAAGCCCGACAGCGTCATCTGGCACATTTGGTCTTCCAACGCCTGCAGGCCCCGAGCGTGGCTCACACGGCCCTGCTCATAGAGGGCTGCCACCGGCTCTGCCCGCATCACTTTTCCCCGGACAGCGTGAACGCCTGAATACGCAACAAGTGGGTCAACCTGTCGGATCATGGCTTCGACCATGGCGCCGCCTTGGTTCACTTCCGCGACGATACGATCGGCTTCGTAGTCTCTTGCCGCGTCGCAGGCGGCTTGCGCCCATTTCAGCGGTGTGCCGGCCGCGACTGAGCGATCTGCCAGGACATAGGCCCGCCAATCACTTGGCGGTCCTTGCATCTTGCAACCAACCACGACGATCCCACAAGCATCGCCCGCCGTGCCTGCGGGCGGATCCACCGCCACAACCACGCGATCGAGCGACGGTCGAATGTCAAAGCCCGCTGCTTCCAGGACCTCGCGGTCCCACAGCGCGCCTTCCACATCATTGAGCATCTCCCCGTCGAGTTCCTGACGGGCGAGACGTGAATTTGCATAACGCGCACGCACCTTCTCGAGGAAAGATGATGCGAGGTACGCGCGATTTGCTTCGGTCGGCGCCTGAGTGTGCACCGTCGAAGATGCTTGCAACAAAAGCCGCAGAACGGGCGAATTGCGCGGGGTGGTTGTCACAACGGCACGCGGTAACTCGCCCAGCCGCAGAGCAAACTGCAAGTTGTTCCAAGCATCCTCCGCCTTTGGCCATTTCGCCAGTTCATCGGCCCATGCGCAGTCAAATTGCGGGCCCCGAAGAGCCTCCGGGTCTGACGCCGAGTAGCACTTTGCAACCGCGCCATTGGGCCAGACGAGGCGCCGCCGAGAGGCTTCCCAGTGTCGCACCCTATCCGGCGGAGAACACGCGATGATCCCGCTTTCGCCGAAAACCATGACATCACGCGCCTGGTCATAGGTTTCCCCGACCAAAGCCACTTTTCTGGAGCGACCAGGATCGAGCGGCAAAGCCCCCTCAACCTCGCTGCGCACCCACTCCGAGCCCGCGCGCGTCTTGCCTGCGCCGCGGCCTCCAAGGAGCACCCAACTGCGCCACTTTCCGGCGGGAGGCATCTGGTGCTTATGTGCCCAGAATTCCCAGAGCCAAGGGAGAGACGACAGTTCCAGATCGGTCAGCTCTTCAATGAACTTCTCCCTTTCGTTTGGCTCTGCGGAGGCGATCAAGTCGGCTCCGAAGCGCATCCCGCGCTGCGCCCATGTTGATGTGGCCGCTGCCTGGGCCACGGCCTTCGTCTCGTTTTCGCTGCTCGTCAATTGCGATCTCCGCCTCGCGCAACTGCCTAGAGACGTACATCATCTCTCGTTTCAGTTTCGGCAGCTGCGACGCCTCCGCGAAATCCCCCTCCGCGAGGCGATCAATGATGCTCTCGATTTCCGCGCAAAAGCGGTTGAGCATTTTGCTCAGATGAGCAAAGCGCTCCTGCTCTCTTCCCTCCACGATGGGAGGGTCGCTCTTAGCCATTCGGCTACGCCTCTCATGCTGATCCGCACGAGAAGAAACAAAAAAGCGGCATCCGAGATTGACCTCGAAGCCGCTTGCCCACTTCCTCTAGCTTGACTGATGTCTACTTTAGAGCGTTCGCAAAGTCAAGCTTGCAACCGGTGGATGAAAATAGCGTGCGCACGGTGCACTTAACAAAGAGTTAATTCTTTCAGTAACTTACTCAGACGCAGCGCGCTCAGCTTCAATGGCGCGCCATCGCGCGACGTTCTCGTTGTGCTCTGCCAGAGTAACCGCAAATGCGTGGCCGCCAGTCCCGTCGGCGACAAAGAAAATGTAAGGCGTCTCATCGGGATCGAGCGCAGCTTCGATGCTTGCAAGCCCTGGATTGGCGATCGGCGTGGGCGGAAGACCGTCTATGACATAGGTGTTCCACGGGGTCTCGCGCCGCAGTTCGCTTTGACGAAGGCCGCGGCCTAACACGCCCTCTCCACGC